TGCTAATGTTTATATTGTTTCCGATCCAAGTAACAAAGAGAACGAAGGTCAAATTAAGATATTCAAATTTGGTAAGAAAATCTTTGATAAGATTACTGAAGCAATGAATCCTGAATTTCCTGATGAGAAGCCAATTAATCCATTTGATCTTTGGGAAGGTGCAAACTTCAAATTGAAGATTCGTAATGTTGAGAATTATCGTAACTATGATAAATCTGAATTTGATTCACCAGTAGCATTGTTTGAAGGTGATGATACTAAACTAGAAGAATTGTGGAAGAAAGAGTATTCATTAAAAGACTTTCATGATGCAAAGAACTTCAAGTCTTATGAACAAATAAAGACAAGATTAGATAAAGTTCTTGGTTTAGAAGGTGCAGTTACAATGAAAACTAAAGCAGAAGATTCTGTTCATAGTTTCAAAGAAGAAATTGAAGTACCTGCATTTAAAGATTCTGTAGATGATGACGATATGGATTATTTTAAATCACTAGCAGAGAAGTCGTAACAAAGAAACCCCACTTCGGTGGGGTTTTTCACGATATACATAAAAGTATGTCATATGGAAAGAATACATTAAAAGGTTATTTTAAACCTAAGAATCCACAAAAATATAAAGGCAATGCCAATAATATTATCTATCGTTCTTCATGGGAACTTAGATGTATGAAGTATTTTGATGATCAGGAAAAGGTAGTTTGGTGGGCATCTGAAGAGTTTTCAATACCTTATTATTCACCTGTAGATAATAGGATGCACAGATACTTTCCAGATTTCATTATTAAAGTAAAACAAAAAGATGGTAAAGTAATGACATATGTTATTGAAGTAAAACCATCAGCACAAACACAGAAACCAATACAAAGAAAAAAGACTAAGAAATATATTAATGAAGCAGCAACATATGTTGTTAATCAATGTAAATGGAAAGCAGCAGATGAATTCTGTCAAGAACATGGTTGGGTGTTTCAGATAATCACTGAAAGAGAATTAGGTATTAAATAGTATTCTAAATCAACCTCAACACCATTACTTATATGATTTTTTTGTTAAATAATGGTTATAATGCGAATAAATAGATCATGGCCTACTTAATTACCAGAATAAATCAAGAACTACAAAAATCAGGATATACTGCCGGTACTAGGCGGGCCAGAGATTGGTTGCGGGCAAAGATAGGAGAATTGAGTCCTACACCTGCAACTATACTAAAAGATAAACAAAGATTAAAAAATACACAATTTATTGGAGGTATGTTCTTCTTTTACTACGATCCTAAGACAAAGGATTCGCTGCCATATTACGATAGGTTCCCATTGGTCATACCAATAGAACGATACTCAGACGGTTTTCTAGGGTTGAACTTGCACTACATTCACCCAAAGCAACGAATCATCCTATTGGACAAGTTAAGTGAATATGCTACTAATGATAAGTATGATGCAACAACAAAACTTAGATTAAGTTATTCATTATTGAGTGCTGCTTCAAAATCATTTGAAGCTACCCCATGTATTAAAAGATATTTGGCAAATCATGTTCAATCAAGATTTGTTAGTATAGATGCTAATGAATGGGATATCGCTGCATTGTTGCCAGTTGAAAGATTTGAAAAAGCAAGTACCGGAAAAGTCTGGTCTGATTCAAGGAAAAAATTCTAATGGCATTTACACCACAATCATTTCTTTCAAACATAAATTCAAAAGGCGGGTTAGCACGACCTAATAGATTTCATGTTGTATTACCTATTCCATATTATGTGAATAAATTTATTAGTGGACAAGAATCAAATACAAATGGCAATCTTGGATCTTTAGATAGATTTCAATTAGGATTAGAAAATACTCAAACTGGAAGACCATTTGCATTAGGTGAAAACATTCCACGATGGTTATCAATGCAATGCGAACAGGCAGAGTTACCTGGAAAAACATTATTAACTGCAGATGCTAAAGTATATGGTCCCGGATATAAAGTTCCGTATTTGGCACAATACACAGAAACTACATTACAATTTTTATCTACTAATGAATCTTTTTATGAAAGAAAGTTATTTGACATATGGTTAGAATCTATTGCACCAAATAATACAAACAATGTTAGATTTCCTAAAGGTACGGATGGTACAGATCAATATGTAACAAATATTATGATTGTTCAATTTGATGATTATGTTAAACAGATATATGCAGTAGAGTTAATAGATGCTTTTCCTATTGGGGTAGCAGCACAACCATTGAGTTGGGGAGATGATAATTTTCATAGAGTATCGGTTCAATTTTCTTATCAAAAATTTAGAACAGTATATAATGGTCCTAATAATATTAAAGCAGTTGAAGATGAAGTATTTGGTGGATTAGCAACATACTTTGAAAGTGTAAACCCAAGATCATCACCATATGGAATAGAACAACAACTACCAGTTAATCGTAATTTACCATCCACAGGAACACCAGTAGATTTGAATTTATTTAATTTGAGAAATCAATTTACTGCTAGATATGCAAAACAAACAGTATTACAACCATTTAACCAAACGAAACGACAAATAGCAGATTCGTATAGATTTTAATTATTAATTGGAGAAATTATGTTACCTAAAATTGATGTGCCTTTATATAGTTGCAACTTGCCTTCTACAAAAGAGAAAGTTACATTTAGACCGTTCTTAGTAAAAGAACAAAAGTTATTCTTAATGAATGCTGATAATACTAATCCACAAGATACAATTGATGTGATTAGACAAGTATTAAAGAATTGTATTATTAGTGATATTGATGTTGATAGTTTACCAGTATTTGATTTAGAATATTTGTTTATTAATCTTCGTGGTAGATCAGTATCAGAAATATTACAATTAAAATACAAATGTAATAATAATATACCAGATGCAGAAGAAGGAGAAAAGAAGTGCGGAACTGTAAATGATGTTTCAGTTAATGTATTAGAAATTGAACCATTAATTAATACTGAACATACTAATAAAATTCAATTGACAGATAAAATTGGTGTTGTTATGAAATATCCAACTTTTGAGTTGTTACGTGATATGGCAGATAAAGATGGTGCTGAATCAGTTATGGAAACAATTTATGCATGTTTAGATTATATCTATGATGAAAATGAAATCTATTATGTTAAAGATGTTTCAAGAAAAGAACTAGAAGAATTTATTGAAGGTATACAACAAAAAGATTTAGAAAAGATACGAGTATTCTTTGATACAATGCCTAAGATTCAAAAACAAGTTGGTTATATTTGCAAAAAATGTGGATATCATGAAGATATCACATTAGAGGGAATCCAAGATTTTTTCGGATAATATTTGGTTATGATACCCTAGGTAATTACTATAAGACTAATTTTTCATTAATGCAACATCACAAATATAGTCTTACAGAACTTGAAAATATGATACCTTGGGAACGAGAAATATATGTTACTTTATTGGTGAATCATTTAGATGAAGAGAGAGAAAAAATAAAAGCACAACAGGCAGCAGCTAAAAATAGGAAATAAGAGATGGCTAAAGATTCAAGAATTGCTGAGATATTTCGTCAAGAACTTAACAAAGATAAAGGTCTTGTTAGTGCCTATCTTTCAGCATTAGGAGAACGTGGTAGAGAAAAAACTGATATAAGAAGAATTCTACCGCAAAGTGGAATCTCTGGTGCCATCTCTCAGAGAATGTTTGGCAGACCGTATCGTGCTAGTGGTCCTAAAGGTGATGGTTCTAGTGGTATAGAATCAAAATCAATGCTGACAAAGATTAGCATGGATGGACAAATTACTGCAAAGAATAGTTTATTCTTGCCTCAAATGGCAAAAGATATGAATCTAATGAGGCAGAATATTGCTAAATTAGTTAAATCAACTGGTGTTACACCTGCAACAAAATCCTCTGCATTTTTTGGTGCAAGAAAAGCTCAAGAAGATTCATATGAAAGTAAATTTAAAAAAGATTCTTCTTCAAAATTAACACCAACAAAAGTTGAGGGTGAAGATAAACCTGGAATAGGTTCAATGCTTTTAGGATTAGTTGGTGAATTTTTTAGTGGTGGTTTAGTATCTATAATGTTAAAGACATTAACACTTGTAGGTATTGGTGCATTTGTAAAAGCAATGTTTACTGATCCAGAATTTGCAAAATCTATTAAGGAAGGTTTTCAACTTATATTGCAGGGTACGGGTCTTGCTGAAGTTTGGGAAAAAGTTAAAACTGGTGCTTTAGTTGTAGTTGGTGCTATAGCAGGATTGTATATTGCATTTAATGCTTTGACTGGAGTGATATTTGGTCTAGCAGCACGATGGGCAATGGCAGGAGGTATACAAGGACCAGCAGGATCAATTGGTGGGCCAGCAGGTGGTAAACTTGGTAAAATAGGTAAGTTAGGTCTGGGACTTGGTGCGGGTGGATTATTAATGAAGTATCTATCAAATACTTCAGATACATCAACAGGCACTGGTACACCAGGCACTGGTACACTAGGAAGCACACCTGCAGGTGCATCTAATCCAACTTCTAAACCTACAATGTCAACCAGTGACAAAATTGGTATGGGCCTTGGTGCGGCCGGTGCTGGTATATCAATTATTCAAGGTGCTTCTCCTTTTCTAAGTAAAGCAGCAGGCGCAATTGGATCAAAACTTCCTAGTATTGCTGGTTCTGCAGATGTAGCACGATTAGAGGCAAAAGCATTGATGGGAAGTAAATGGGATAAATTTGTTTTTTGGTTATCAAAAAAATCACCAGAACTTTTTGCAAAGGTTGGTGTAAGATTAGCATCTGCGGCAACTCTTGCAACAATACCTATTCTTGGTTGGGTAGCCGCCGCTATTCAATTAGGTTTTGGACTTTGGACTGCATGGGAATTATATGGATGGTGGAAACAATATAGTGGAGAAAAAGAAGAAGAATCAACTGCACCAACTCCAGTAAATGCACAAACTACACAGATATCTAATTCTACATCACCTGTTTCAACATCAACAACATCTGGTGCAACTACTACACCAACACAAAGCACATCACCAACACAAACCTCACGTAGTGCTGCATCTACATCACCAACACCAAGTAGTGATTCTAGAAGTGATGGATCAATGCAAAGTGGATTTGGTGCAAATTCAATTCAAGATATAGTTCCAGGTGGTGTATTTACTAGTGGTTTTAAACCACGATGGGGAAAATTTCACAAAGGTTGGGATATTGGTGCTCCAACGGGATCACCAGTTAAAGTTCCTGTTGCAGGTACCGTATCTTTTGCAGGTGCAACTTCTGGTTATGGTAATCATATTGAGGTAGACCATGGTGATGGAAAGAAAACAACATATTCACATTTAAGTAAGATAAATGTTGCACAAGGACAAGCAGTAACTCCGGGTCAAGTTATTGGTGCAGTTGGTAATACTGGTGATTCTACAGGACCACATTTACATTTTGGTATTAAAGAAGGAAGTAATAATATAGATCCAGTAACATTCTTTGCACAGAAACCAAGAAATTTAGATACAGATCCAAATACACCAGGACAAGCAGTTGCATCATCAGGAACTCCTTCATTATTACCTGGAGGATTACTTTCAGATAATTCATCTATTCCTGGAACCTCAGGTGATTTATTAAGTGGTGTTTTTGAATTGATGGGACAGATGATACAGGGTTTTGGCCAATCAGTTCCAGGAAATAATGTAGGAGGACAACAACAAGCACAGCAACAACCTCCACAACAAGTACCTAACAATTCAACTACTGATGCCTATAGTAAAGAAGCATTTGAATTATTTTTTGCACAGTCTACTGGTACAGGAAATATAAGAGTATAAAAAATAATAAATCACATATAAATATGTTGTAAATCAAGGAATATAAATGTCACAATTTCTAGTTTCAAGTGTAACTTATCTAACTGATAATACACAGTCAAAAAATACTCTTGGCGATATGTCTGCGGCAACATATAGATATCCTAATGATGTTGGATCGGAAGATAAGGGACATTATATGTTGTTTAATATTTTTGTTCAAAAATTATCTAAAATAGCAAGCACACCAGGAATGACAAAATCTGGATTAAATACTTTAGGACAATCTAGAATAGATGAAGGTACCGTAAATGGTGCTTTAGGATTACAAGCACTAGGTAATGTTACAAGAGAAATTTCTGATAATAAGTCTTTGCAGCAAATAGCTCAAGGTCTTAGTAAAATAGGAAATGCTTTACTTAGTAAAACACCAAATGCGGTACAGAAAGGTGTTAATGGTGTAATTAGTGAAGGTGGTAAAATGGTTCAGGGTGTTTGGACTGATTTGACGAATCAAGACACAGCATCATTTAATAATAATGTTGCACAATTAGTAGATAATATTGCAATTTATATGCCTGATACACTAGCATTTACATCACATGCAATTTATGAAACACCAGAATTATCAACAGATGCACTGACGTTAGCATCGGTAGGCAAATCTCTTTACGACAATTATAACGGTAGTCAAAAGGCAGCAACAAACGTAGGTGCCTTTCTTATTAGTGCGGCCAGAAAACAATTTCCTAATGTTCCTATACTTGGCAGTAATACATTTAATGCAGCCTTTGTTGGTAAATTTGGTGTTCCAAATCCAATGGTTGAAGTTATATATTCAAAACCAAGTTTGCGTAGTTTTACTTTTGAATATGTTTTCAATCCAAGAAGTCAAAAAGAAGCAATGCAAGTTCAACAAATAATTGATACATTTATCTATCATCAAGCACCAGAAATTAAAGATGGTACTGGTGGTTACTTTTTAGTTCCTCCATCTGTATTTGATATTTCATTTATGTATCGTGGTAAAAAAAATCCAAATATACCTAGCATAGTTACCTGTGTATTAGAAAATATTAATGTAGATTTTGCTCCAGGTGGGTTTCATACATTTGAAACTGATGATCAAAAAAATCCATCAAAAGGTGGAACAGGTATGCCAGTTACTATTAGGATGCAATTACAATTTAAAGAAACTAGATATATTACTAAACAATTTCTTACTGGAGAAAAAAATCAAAATAGTTCAATAAATTCAGAACCTGCAACAGTTCCTTCAAACGCTGTTAATAATCCACAAAGAACTTCAGTCTCAAATGCTCCTAGAGAATCACCCAGACATCCTGCATTGGCAACAAGAGCAGAGATAGATCAATTAATAGCAAACTCTTCTTCCCGGTATCAGAGAAAATAATATGTCTAACTTTTTTAATTTATTTCCAAGAACATTATATAAAATAGATGAATCCAATAATTTAGATACTGTTGTAAATTTAACTGCAAATTTTTCTATCTTACAAAAATCTATTGATGCTACACAGGTATATTTTGATTATATAATATCTGAAGGTGATACTCCTGAAACAGTTGCATATAAAATTTATGGTGATGCAGAATATCATTGGTTGATAATGAGAATCAATGGTATAATGAATTTGAATACTGATTGGCCATTAACATATTCTCAATTAATGGAATCAATAGATAGTTTATATGGTCTTACATATGCACAGACAAATTATAAAACAAATTATAAAATTGAAACACGAACATTGATTAAAACAGGTGAATCTATTGAAGAATATGTAACTATAGATGCTAATACATATGCAAGTTTAACACCTTCATCAACACAATATACTTTAAGTGATGGTACAGCAATGAAGGTTGATATTACCAAAGAAAGATTTACCTATTATGATACTGAAGTTCAGTTAAATGAAAATAAAAGAAATATTAAACTGATTAAGGCAGAATATAAAAATACAATAAAAGATGAATTAGAGAAAGTATTATTGAATGGCTGAAACATTAAATAATAATCTTAGTCATTTTATTAAAGAGCTAACTATAGTAACAAAAGTTGGTAACTTTGATATCTCTGATAAATTTGAAGAGTTAAACATATTTGATAATATCTTTTGTCCTTGTATGACGGGCATAATATTAATTACTGATGCTATAGATTTAACTTCTAATTTTAATTTTGATGGATCAGATTTGCTTAAAATAAGTATTGGTAAAAATGAGAATGTTGATGCTTCATTTACCAAGACCTTTAAGATATATAAAAAAGGTAAAACAATACCACTAAATTCATCTTCAGAACAATATGCTTTATATTTTGTTTCTGAAGAATACTACACCTCAAAAACAAAAAAAATTAAAAAAGTTTATGACCAAAGAACATTTTCAGATATTGTTAGTGAAATTTTAACTAGCGATTTATCAATACAATATGGTTATAAAATTGAACAAACTGTAGGGTTAATAAAATATCCAAGTAATAATAGAACACCCTTTGATTGTATTTTAGATATTACTAAAAAAGCAATATCTCTTGAAGATCAATCACCTTCATTTGTTTTTTTTGAAAATAGAAATGGATTTAATTTTGTATCATTATCTAATATTGCCAAACAATTGCCTGTAGCAACTATTAACTATGAACCAAAAATGTTTGAAGGAGAAACTAGAGATAACTCGTATACTGGTGCCAGATATATGGAAATAGTTTCTCAATTTGATATTCAGAAGAATATTGATAGTGGTGTTTATGGATCAACTGGCGTTTTTGTTGATATACACGCAAGACAAGTATTAACTAAAGAAACTGGACCAATATCGTTTAATAGTAAATCTACACAATTAAATAAAACACCAGATTTAGCACCAATACCACAAGCAGTAAATCCAAATTTATGTACCAGAGTTTATTATGGTCCTACAGTTATAGGATCTCAAAATCCTTGGACAAAAGAAAATGATCCAACTTCTATTAATACTATAGATGATACAACAAAATATTTTACTGAAAGACCAGCATTGATGCGTAACTATACATCAAAGCGAATTAAATTAGTAATGCCCGGTAACTTTAATTTAGCATGTGGCACAGTAATTGATTTGTTAGTATCCAGTAGAGCGCAGAATATGGAATCAGATAGTAAAGATGAATCTATTAGTGGGAAATATATAGTATTAGCATGTAGAAATGTTATTACATATCAAAAACATGAAACAATACTTGAAGTTTCTACAGATTCAACTAATAAGAAACAACTTTACAGACCTGTGGGAGTATAATTAATAATGTCAGATTTTAGTTTTCCTGGTGTAAATTCTAGTATGTATTGGTTCATTGGTGCTATTGAAAGCATTGATGATCCAGAAAAATCAGGTAGAGTGCAAGTTCGGGTTTGGGGTAAAGATACCATAGATACAAATGCAACACCAACAGAAAGTCTTCCTTGGGCACCTTGTATACTCTCTGCCAATATGACACGAAAAACAATAGATGCAAGACCTAACGATTGGGTTATTGGATTTTATATAGATGGTGCTCAAGCACTTCAACCAATTATATTAGGTATTATTCCTGGTATTACAACTACTGTATAGGTAAAAAAATGTATAGACCTTCTGCTTTATATCCTCCTATACCACCTGCTGGTGTTGTTCTTTCTGGTGGTTATGGTATGCCTTCAAATGTTCCAAATGCTGCAATTACTACTAAAAACACATTAACATCATTAACTAATAAAAATTTGGCGCATGTATGTGATATCAGTGCTGACGTAAGAAGAACAGCCGCATGGAAATATTTACAAGATAATGTTTCTGTTAGAGCAGCACGTACCGCATTAAAAGCATATTTAACTGCTCGTGGTATTTTACCTACTGCTATAACAACTTCTTTAACTGAAAAAGTTAAAAAAATTAAAGAGGTATTACAACAAGTTAATAAGTTTTTAAAATTTGTTAAGGCAGTAGCAGATGCATTAATTTATTATATTATTATTGTCCGTGCAGTAATTAATTGGATTATGTCATTACCTGCTATGTTATTACAGATGGCAAAAGAATGTGCATTTGCTTTTTTTAAATCAATTATATCTTTAGGTGATGATTTACTTGGAAGTTCTGGTAGTGGTATTTTAGGACCAGAATTCAAAACATTAACTACTGAAATGAAATCAACATTTAATGAAGCAAAAGCAGTGTTTAGAAATACATTAGCATTAGCACAGATACCTGGACAAGTTTTAAATGCAACATTAAATACAAATATTACATTGAATCCAACTCAAGCATTAGCTGCAGTAGATGCTGCAAATCAAAATTTAATAACTGTATTGGCCAGTGTGCCATCTCAAAGTGTTATAGATAGTTATAATCAAAGTGCTTTAGCAACACCAACAGCAACACAACCTAAAGCAGAAAGAACAGCAATTGTATGAGAGAGTATAAACTATGGCAATAACTGATGGTATAAATCAATACCTTGCATCAAAATTAAACACTGCAGCAACAAAAGTTGTAAATACTGTAGGTACTACTACAACTACAACCACAACTACTAGTGATAAAGTAGAAGTAACAACTACTGATAGTTTAACTGGTGTAACTTCTACGACAGCATCTACTGTTCAAACTACTGCACCGGAGAATGTTGAACCCGAAAATCCAAATGATGGAAAAGAACCTGCTGATCCACCTGCAGCTGCTCATGCATGGTTTGAACCCGCATCAGTATTCAATGAAGATGCTAAGTATGGTCCTACAGGTGAACCAATTTATGGACGTAATCAAGTATTTGAATTTGGTAGTGGTTCGGCTATGCATTTTGATGATACGCCAGGTAAAGAAAGAATACGATTAGAACACAAAAGTAAAACATTTTTAGAAATACATCCAGATGGTAAACAAGTAAATAAAATACAAAACAATAACTATCTAATTGTTCTTGGTGATAATAATGTAAAGATATCTGGTAAATGCACTGTTGAAATAGAAGGTAATGTTCAATTAAATATAAAGGGAAATTTAGTAGAACGAGTAGAAGGTGACTATACTTTAGAAGTTGCCGGTAATTATACTAGAGTTGTTGGTAAAGAAACTAGAATTAGTTCTGGTGAAGATTATTCAGTTACCGCTGGAGGTGTATTAGGAACTGGTGTAATCTATTTCAATTCACATGATAGAGTTCATATGTTTTGTGATTTGAGTGTTGATGGTGTTGCTTCTGCTACTGATGTTGTTGCAGATTATAAAGTGACTGCAGGTACACAAGTTGAATCGGGGTTTCTAGGTTTTATAAGTAAAACGGGTGGATTATTTTTAGGTTTACCTGCATCTATTCCAGGAAATCCACTTGGAGAGCCACCATATTCTTTACCTGGTATTGTAGTTAATGGCACTAATATTTCAACAACAGGATTTATTTTATCTACTCAATTTGTTGGTGCTCCAATTATAGCAGGTCTATATGTTAGAGACCTTCTAGGCTCAATGATGGGAATTCGTTTTGAACATAATCTACATTTTCATCCCGCTCCATTTGGTCTTACCGGATTTCCATTTTTTAAAATGTTTGGTACACTTTTATAAAGAAAGAATATTATGTCTGCAAATACAGTTCTTGGA